TCGCTTACGCTCCGGCAACGTCAGGCAGTTTGGCGCAGCGTCAACACCTGAGGGCTTCCGCTGGATGTGGAATACCTTTGGCAGTGATGACGCAAGGGCAAGACCTGATCGGCATCTGATCAAGATGCGCACCGCTGATAATCCCCACCTGCCGCCCGACTTTATTGAGCGTCTTGAAGCCAACTACGACCCCAGCTTGCTGCGTGCATATTTAGACGGCGAGTTCGTCAACCTCACCACCGGGCAGGTTTATGACCGCTTCGACCGCACCAAGCACGTACAACCTGACCTGCCTGATACTGACCGCGAACCAATCCGCATTGGGATTGACTTTAACGTCGGCAATATGAGTGCAGTGATCGGCGTTCGCATTGGCAATGGCCTGCTGATCATCGACGAGATCTCCGGCGCCCATGACACCGACGCGCTGGCTGCCGAGATCCGTCGTCGATACGCGGATCGCCGTATTTACATCTACCCAGACGCCAGCGGCGGCAATCGCAGCACCAATGCAACGCAGACCGACATTGCAATCCTTGAGTCCTATGGCATGTCCAACCAATCACCCAGGGCTAATCCTCCCGTTCGTGATCGGGTGGCTGCTGTTCAGGCTCTGCTGGAAAACGGCAAAGGGCAAGTCCGGTTACAGGTCGCGCCGCAATGCAAGAGACTGACCGAGTGCTTGGAGCTGCAGTGCTACACAGACAAGGGAGAGCCTGACAAGGATGCAGGCTTTGACCACATGAACGACGCCTTGGGGTACTTGGTCTGGCGTGAGTTCAACCCGCTGCACGCAGGAGCTGGACGGGCAACGGGCATCAGACTTTATTGACGGCTGGGTTGCAGATATTGGCTTTTTAAGCTATGGTCGCAAATGTCCACCTTTGAGCCTACTCATGCTCGTCGGTCAAGATCTCATCAACAAAGTTAAAGAGCTGAGCGATCTGAATAAATCAGACCTCGTTCGTGAATGTGGTTACGTCAAAAATGACAAGGTATGCTTTACCCAGTTTTATGAGGCGCTCCTTGAAGCCAAGGGGCTGCAGATGAACGTGCCTGGCAAGCGCGGTCGTAGCCTGACCTATAAGACCAAGGTGCAGTTCAACGGCAAGCTCTCCATCGGTGAGGGTTACGTGCAGGAGATGGGTTTTAAGCCCGGCGATGAGTTCAAAATTAAGGTAACTCGCAACAGCGTTACACTGACTGCAGCTTGAGCGCTGACTCAATCAAATACGAGCCAAGGCTGGAAACGGTGCGCCCTTCTGCTTTGGCTTTTGCTTTGAGCAGATCCGCAACTGACTGCGGGAGTACGAGCTGAACGCGGGTGCCTTGCGCCATGGTGTGATTGTGGTATGATCAGAGCACGATCCAACCGGATCGACCCACACCATACCGCAAATGGAGGCGTATTACAGATCAGCATCATGGCAGCGCAAGCGCCAACAGCGCCTAGAGCACGATCAGCACACCTGCCAAGGGTGCGGCATTACTGCTGCGCAACTGGAAGAACTGAGCTGGTCATCTTTGCAAGTGCATCACAAAAACGCTGGACCGCCGGACTACCGTTACCCCTCGTTTGGCAATGAGCAAATCACGGATCTTTTGACCCTGTGCTCAATCTGCCACGACGGCATTACCAATTCAGTCAGGCAACAGCGATTCAAGTTAGATCCACGCAAGCAAGTGCAGCACACCAGCGTTGCGGCGCCATCACTCTCTATTCCATCGCAATTACAACGTGTCCGACCTGACTACGATCCAGATCACAATTTCGGGCGGGAGCCCATTGCTGTGCCACAACGGGCAAACAGCCGATCCGCGAAATACCTACGCCAAGGCGATGAAAGCGGTCAGCAGCAAGCGGAAGAAGACTGACGCTGATTACGACGAGATTGCAAGGCTTGAGTGGCTTGCTGGGCTCTACCGCTTTCGTGATGAGCTGGTCATCCCCGACTACGTGCTCGAAGCCGTGTTCATCAACGGCGCTAAGAAGTCAAAGCGCGGGCCACAAGCTAAGTGCGGCATGTTCTTTACTGAGCACGCACCGCTTGAGTTTCCGGGCAAGCCCACTGACATCAACGACGACACGCTTAGCGAGATGTTTGCTAGCGGTGAGTTCACTCATACGGTTGGGGTTAAGGTTGGCATGGCTAAGGTCATGCGCACTAGGCCGATGTTCCGCAACTGGAGCCTAGTTGCTACTGCGCAGTTTGATCCTGATGTATTGAACCTGCGCGACATCGAAGAGATTGCCATTGATGCTGGTAAGCTGGTCGGCTTAGGCGACTGGCGACCCAAGCATGGGCGATTCACTGCTGGCATCCAAGTGGTGTAAGTCCAGATGCGGCCCGGATTGGTCAGCTATGGTTTATCGCGGCAAGATCCGGTATTGAGTGGCAGGGCAAGATCAAGAGCTGATGTCAGCACTGAGGGCTTCGGCCCTCTCTGCTGCCTTCATTAGGCAGTCATGGAATGGTCCGATGCGGTAGGGCTTTAATGGGTTGGGTTCGGTCTGCTTAGGACGGAAGTGGCCTGGTGCGATGCGGCAATGGCTGATGATCTCAGCGCTGAGCCTTTCGGGGCTCTCCGCTGGGTTCTTTGGAATCCAGACATTGGTCCGGTCTGGTCGGATCGGGTCCGGCGTGGTAGGTCGGGGCTTGGCATATTCCGGCAAGGCAACCGCTGCAGACGGCAGTACGGAGGGTTCGCCCTCCCTACTGTTCTCTCGGGAACAGGCATGGCGAGACGAGTTCTGGAATGGCCAGATGGGGTACGACTAGTTGGGCCATGGTCGGGTTGCAAAAGCCGCAGGATTGGGTAAGACCAGTCCTGTGGCTTTACACTGTTACCAACTAGGCGGCCCCAGATGTATTCAGGCTATAACTTTTACAATCGCCCTACGGCTGAGCGCAAGGTAATTCGCGTACAAGATGCCAACACATCGTGGTACGCGCAAGAGCCACATTGGGTGCTGATTGAAGACTTGCTGGGCGGGACTTATGAGATGCGCCGCAAGCATCGCCGTTACCTGCCGCAGGAACCACGCGAGCTGGACGAGTCTTATGACAATCGCCTAGCTCGTAGCGTGGTGCCGCCCTTTTATCAGCGCCTTGAGCGCATGATGGCTGGGATGCTAACCCGCAAGCCTGTCCGGCTTGACGACACTGCCGACATCATCCGTGAGCAGTTGTTTGACGTTGACCTGCAAGGCAATGACCTCAACGTCTGGACTTATGAAACAGCCCGCAAGATGGTCCGTTATGGGCACGTTGGTGTCTTGGTGGATGCACCGTCTGATGGGGGTAGACCTTACTGGGTGACGTACACGCCAAGGCAGATCCTTGGTTGGCGTACCGAACAGCAAGAAGGCAAACAAGTCCTGACGCAGCTCAGGCTGTCAGAGATTGTGACGATACCTGACGGCATCTACGGCGAGAAAGAAGTGCAGCAGGTGCGGGTGCTTACGCCTGGTGAGTACCAGTTGCATCGGCAGAATGCTACCGGCGATTTCAGCGTGGTAGACGAAGGGCGGACCAGCTTGTCTGAAATCCCCTTCAGCGTTGCTTACGCCCAGCGGCATGGGTTCCTTGAATCGCGCCCACCGCTTGAGGACATTGCCGAGCTAAACCTCAAGACCTACCAGATCCAGTCAGACCTAGACAACCAACTGCACATCAGCGCCGTGCCGATGCTGGCGTTTTATGGTTTCCCGTCTGCTGCAGAGGAAGTAAGCGCCGGTCCTGGTGAGGCGATTGCATTTCCTGCTGATGGTCGTGCGGAGTACATCGAACCGCAGGGCAAGAGCTTTGAAGCACAGTTTCGCCGCCTAGAGCAACTGGCACAGCAGATCAACGAGCTAGGGCTGTCAGCAGTCTTGGGGCAAAAGCTCAGCGCCGAAACTGCAGAAGCGAAGCGGCTAGACCGTAGCCAGGGTGATAGCACCATGATGGTGATTGCACAGAACGTGCAAGACCTCATTGATAACTGCCTGCAGTTTCATGCGCAATTCATCGGCAACGCCACCGCTGCCGGCAGCTCCTACGTCAACCGTGACTTCCTTGGCGCACGCCTTGAACCGCAGGACATCCAAGCCCTGCTATCGCTTTACACCGCTGGCACCATCAGCCAAGAAACCCTCCTGCGTGAGTTAGCCGAGGGCGATGTCCTTGGCGATAATTTTGATGTGGAAGAGGAACTGGAGGCAACTTCTAATGGCGGGCTGGATTTACAATCTGCTGAACAGGCTGATCGATTGGTTGGTGGACTGGGCGATAATGCTGGAAGCGAAGACCCAGAAGATGCAGATACCGCCGAGGAAGCAGGAGCTTGATTACACGATGGGCAAACTGCCGGAAGAGATTTTGGCAGTTGTACGGATGACGTATTACAAAGACGGCAAACCTGCTGAAGTAGATGAAATGGTGATTTTGGAAGATGGGCAAGATGGTTACGACGCCTTTGCTTCTACAATCACCGGCGCCTTGACGCGTGGCGCAAACGTTAGTATCCGGTCGCAGTACAAGCCCAGTCAGCTTGGCATTGAGCCATGAGCACACCTGAGGCGTTGTTTCGCAATGCGATTGACCTGAATCGCTTCAGCAATAGTGTTGCTCGGCGTGTGATCAATGCTTATAACGACATCATTATTGATGCAGTCAATCAGTTACGAACGATTGATGAGCTTGCTGCACCTGTCAAGGCTGCAAGGCTGCGTGGCATTTTGGCGCAACTAAAGGATAGTCTGGGCACTTGGGCTGGAGATTCGACAGAGCTGACGGCGCTAGAGCTGCAGGGTATAGCCCAGTTGCAATCGGAGTTTGTATCGGAAGAGTTGCGTAAGGCGTTACCCGCAGGCGCACGCAACATCGTCAACACGGTAGAAATCAGCCCGCAGTTTGCGCAGAGTGTTGTGACGACTGACCCCACGCAGCTCAATGTGGTGGCACTTAGCGATGATCTCTTTGCCGCAGTACAGGGCGCACCACAGACATTCAGCCTCACGGCTGCTCAAGGTGCCACCATCACGCTGCCCAACGGCGAGGTTGTTAGCAAGGCATTTCGTGGCATTGCGGTGGACCAGGCTGAGCGGTTCAGCCAAGTTGTCCGGCAAGGCTTGCTGACAGGTGAACCGACGCCAGCCATTGCCAAACGGTTGATCGGCAGTTTGCAGTTTGGTGAACGCGCCAAGACCGTCAGGGAAATTGCGGCAGCAGGCGGTCAGGCAACAGCTATAGCCGACAATCAAATCGTCGCGCTAGTTCGCACCAGCATCAATCAGGTAGCAAATACCGCTAGCCAGCAGGTGTATGAGGCGAACCAAGACATCACGAAAAAGTACCGCTACGTTGCCACGCTTGACACCAGGACAAGTGCCATCTGCCGGGCGTTAGACGGCAAGGTATTTGAGTATGGCAAAGGACCAACGCCGCCGCAGCACTTCAACTGCCGTAGCACCACCGTGCCGGTCATTGACTACAAGGAGCTTGGCTTTGACCCACCACCGCCAGGACGCCGTGCTGCACAAGGCGGTCAGGTTCCAGCTAACACCAGCTACGGCAAGTGGTTATCTGAGCAGGATCTTGCAACCAAGGCAAAAGCCTTAGGCGCTAGCAAAGTTGCTTACTTCAACAAACTATCCAACAAATATGGACCAGAAGCTGCAATCGCCAAGCTGGTCCGCGACGACGGGTCAGAGCTAACCTTAGATCAGTTGCGGGCTCGGTACGGTGCCGTTAAAGAAAGGTAGCTCACAGAAGACCATCTCGGTTAACATAAAAGCTGAGATGAAGGCCGGCAAGCCGCAAAAGCAAGCCGTCGCCATCGCCCTGTCCAAAGCCGGCAAAGCCCGTAAACCCAAAGGTAAAAAGTGATGCCTAAGTACACCGGACCAGCCAAGCCTCAAAAACCCATGCCCAAGAAAGGCGGCAAGAAGAAATGAAACGCGGCGACCGGGTTAGCTGGAACTACCAAGGCACGCGCACCTTTGGCGTGATCACCAGCATTGGCGGCGAACGCGCCACTATTGCTACACGCACTGGTGGCAGTGTCACTCGTGTTGGCAGTCAGGACGATCCAATCGTTCGGATCAAATCTGAATCAACTGGCAACGCAGTCATCAAAAAACGTTCGGAGCTAAAGGCAGCACCCCGTCGATGATCACCTATCGCGGCGAGCAATTTGACGGCTATAACAAGCCGAAGCGCACGCCAAGCCACCCAACCAAGTCCCATGCCGTACTTGCAAAAGACGGCGAGACGGTCAAGTTGATACGGTTTGGGCAGCAGGGCGTTAGTGGCAGCCCGCCGCGACAAGGTGAATCAAAAGCAGCAACAGCAAGGCGTGCCAGCTTTAAGGCACGTCATGCTGCCAACATTGCTAAAGGCAAGATGTCTCCTGCGTATTGGGCTGACAAGACAAAGTGGTAGCCTCCTCGCAGTGGATCCAATCTTTAAGTTCTGCGACGTAACGGCGTAAGTCCTGGGCTTTGGCAGCGTGCCACCCGCAACCCGTCCGTCGCAACAGATCCTCATGCCGATCAATAGCATCAAGCATCTGTTTGATTAACGGGTTCCAGGGTTCCCGGATTGGCGTATTGAATTCTCGTTTTGACACTTTTGTGTCAGAAGCTGTACGATCGCAGCGTAACTAAGCCTGTGGCTAGTCCATGTCTGATGAAGCACAAGCTCCTGTGGAGCAAAATGCAGAAGTAGCCAACATGCAAGCTGAGCTTGACGCCATGCGGCGCAAGAACTCAGAACTGTTGGACGAGTACAAAAAAGCCATCGCCCAAGCAAAGGCTGTGCCTGATGGAGTCAATGTTGACGAGCTGCTGGAATTTAAACGCAACTACGAGCAACAGCAACTCGAATCACAAGGCAAGTATTCAGAAGCAAGACAAGCTCTGGAGCAGCAGTTCCGTGAGGCGACGGCAGAAAAGGACCAGCGCATCAGCCAGCTTGAAGCCCGCGTGCGAGAACTGGAGCTGGTGACGCCTGCTGTCACGGCACTAGCTGAAATTGTCCATGACCCAGACATGGTGCTCAAGACTAAGCTGAAGCCTGAAGCTATCGAACGCGAGGCTGACGGCAGCGTGGTTGTAGTTGATGGGTACAAACGTGTGCCTGTTGCCGAGTGGGCAAAGACTTTGCCAGCATGGATGCAGAAGCAACCCAAGCCGCAGGGCAGTGGTGCGCCATCGGGCGGCAATGTTGGCGGTGCCGTCCCTGCTGGGATGGTCAATCCGTTTAACCGCGACAGCTTCAATCTGACTGAACAGGCACGACTGTATCGAACAGATCGTGATCTGTATGATCGGATGAAGGCTCAAGCTAACCGCTAAGCTGTTACAAACCGGCTGTGCTGGTGATGTAGGGCTGTGCCCATCCTTCCAACTCAACCCTGGTGATTCTTCATGGCGACTCTTCGCTCTGACATCATCATCCCCGAGATTTTTACGCCTTACGTCATTGAGCAGACCACCCAGCGCGATGCCTTCCTGGCATCCGGTGTGGTGCAGCCGATGGCTGAGCTGAACGCAACCGAGGGTGGTGACTTCATTAACGTGCCTTTCTTTAAGGCAAACCTGACTGGTGACTTTGAAGTGCTGTCTGACAGCACCTCGCTGACCCCTGGCAAAATCACTGCTGACAAGCAAGTTGGCGTAATCCTGCACCGTGGGCGTGCCTTCGAAAGCCGTGACCTCGCTGCACTTGCCGCAGGTTCCGACCCCATGGCTGCTATCGGCGCCAAGATTGCTGACTACATTGCTAACCAGCGCCAGAAGGACCTCCTGTCCTGCTTGGCTGGTGTGTTTGGCAGCCTGGGCAGCAACGACAGCGCATCCTTCGTCGATCTGACGATTGATGGTCTGACCGCTGACACCCCAACCGTGCTGTCCCCTCGGCACGTTGCTGAAGCCCGCAGCCTGCTGGGCGATCAAGGTGACAAGCTGACCGCCATTTGTATGCACAGCAAGGTCTATTACGACCTCGTTGAGCGCAAGGCGATCGACTACGTGTCCACTCTTGAAGCTCGTGGCACTACCAGCACTCAATCCGGTGGCTCCCTTGTTGGCGCTTACGGCGGTGACCCCAGCGTGCCAACGTACATGGGCTTGCGTGTCATCGTCTCTGACGATGTGCAGACCGCAGGCAGTGGCAGTTCCACTGAATATGCCACTTACTTCTTCACCAACGGCGCTGTCGCCAGCGGTGAGCAGCTGGCTCTTCAGACGGAAACTGACCGTGACATCCTCGCCAAGAGCGATGCCATGTCGATCGACCTCCACTACTGCTACCACCCCGTTGGTGCCAAGTGGGGCGTGAGCACTGTCAACCCGACCCGTGCTCAACTGGAGACCATCGGCAACTGGTCGAAGGTGTACGAAACCAAGAACATTGGCGTTCTGCGTGCGACCAACACTTCTAACTTTGATTGAGGTAACTAATTATGGCTTCCCTCTTTGAAGTAACTGCTGGCAGTGCCATTGGCTACGTCAGCGGCACTGGTGGTGCGGTTACCCAAGCCACCAGCAAGTCCACTGGTGTCACCCTCAACAAAGTTTGTGGGGCGATCACCATGCACAACGCATCACTCGCTGATGCCACCAACGTTAGCTTCACCGTCACCAACAGCACTGTTGCTGCTAATGACGTTGTGATCGTTAACCACTCATCGGCGGGCACTGCCGGTGCCTATACCATCGAAGCCAACGCTATTGCAGCGGGATCCTTTGCGGTCACGGTGCGTAACGTGTCTGGTGGTTCGCTTAGCCAAGCCATCGTGCTTAGCTTTGCTGTAATCAAGGGCGCTAACGCCTGATGGGGCTGTTCGCTTTCCGGCGACTGCGTGATCGTGAGGTTGCTTCTACGGAAGCAGCCTCTCTTTCTATTGCAGAGCCTGCGCCTACACTAGAACCAAAGGAGCCACCCAACGATGGCAGTAGTAATCGTCGCAACCGTCGGGTCGGCAAGCGCCAACTCTTATCTGACTCTGGCGGACGCCCAGACGATCATTGATGGTCTTGTAGAGGATGCTGATGTAACCGCATGGGCATCAGCTACCACTGATCAAAAAAATCGTGCCCTTTATACCGCAACACAACGGTTAGACCGTGAGCGATATTTAGGAGCCCGTGCTACTGATACGCAGGCGCTGCAATGGCCGCGTACTGGTGTGCGCAAGCCAGACACATATATCAACACCTACACAGTCGGCTTCCCGTTTCGGATCTCTACGGATTATTTTACCGACACTGAAATCCCGGATCAGATAAAAAGGGCGCAGGTTGTATTGGCGGTCTACCTGAATAACAACCCAGATGGCATTGGCTTAAGCGGCTTGGAAGATTATAAGAACGTCAAAATTGGCAGCATTGACGTGACGCCGAATTTAGGCTATGGAGCGGTGGGCGCTGACAAAGTGCCGCCAATTATGGAGCGGTATTTGACGGGGCTTAGAATTAGTGGACCAGGCAACTTTTCGATTCGCCGGAGCTGATCATGGGTTACCCGTATCCCAGTGCTGAGTTTATTGATGACACGGCAGCACATGCCGGGCGCTTTGGCAAGATTGTGGCGCTTGAGGATTCGGTGATTGCTAGCCTGACAGCTATGGACTGGACCGGCAACACATTGAGCGCGATTCCATTTAAGGCAAGCACTGAAATTGAAGGCGTCTTTACCAGCATCACTCTGACCAGTGGCACTGTTGTTGCATATAGGCTTTGATTATGACTTCCGTCTTCCTTGGTGGTGGTGACGCAACAAGCCGCGATGGGCTTGAGATACCAACGCATGACTACATTGCCAATACCTACGATGGCAGCAATAATATGCTGACATCAACATTCAAGCGCGGCGGCGCAAGTGGTCGAACCGTTGCGATATTGACCATGACATATGATGCCAACAACAATCTTTTGACGGTTACCAAGAGCTAAACCATGGCATACAAATTTAATCCGTTTAGTAGAAGACTGGATGATGTAGGCAACTACACAATGGTGCGTGGCCAAATCAGCAAGATGACCACTGGTACGGTTAATATTACGACGCAAAGTGTCTATGTTAGCACGGGTTTGACTGCAACACTTGACACAACAACAGACAACGGCTTGGTGCTTGGTACAACTGACGCATTTGGCTTGAAAAGCACGATTCCTAGCACTAAGCTGTTGCGCTTTTACGGCAGCATTGATGCCCGCACTACCAGCGGTAACAACAAAATTCTTGGTGTCAAGTTGGCCTTGAATGGTGTGGCCATTGATGCAACCGAATGTCGCGCTTATACCGGCGGTTCAAATGAAGAGGCCAAGCTGGTAACAAGCTGGATGATTGAAATGGACGAAGACGATGAAGTGTCTTTGTTTATGGCAAACCACAGCAGCGACGTTGACATTGACTTTCGGCGCGGTCGCCTTGTTGCAAGCGAGGTATTTGCATGACTCTTGCCAGCCCGCTACGCAAGGTTGCCAGCAAGTTGATGGCAAAGTTTGGTGGTGTGGTAACGATTCGTGTTGTGACCCTAGGAACTTACAACACAACCACTGGAGCCATCACAGAAACCACTGCTGACACTGCAGTGCGTGGCGTGCTTGAGGATGTGAACGCTCGTGAGGTGAACGACCTGATCCAAGCAAGCGACAAGAAACTGACGGTAGCTGCAGCAGACCTAGCAGCAGCACCTAGCACGGCTGACCGTGTAGTGATCAGCAGCGTGAGCCATCAGATTATTAGGGTCACTACGATTGAACAGGACAACACGGCTATTACGCACGAGCTAATCCTGAGGGCATAGTGGCACGACGCATCAACCTATCGCAGATTGGCAGTTACTCCCAAGAGAAGTATGAGCAGTTGCTGCGGGTGGTTGTGTTTGAAACAGACAGCAGGCTAAAGCAAGAAAGCCCTGTTGATACCGGACGCTTTCGCGCTAGCTGGGCGATCAGTGAACAGGGAACCCCTGGTTTTGACGCTGGACCGCAGGGTAACCCAAATGCGTTGAAACCTCCTTTGCGACTTGATTATTCGACAGAGCGAGCCGGAGGTGTATATCACATTCATAACAGTCTGCCATATGCCGAAAAATTGGCATATGGGGCGCCGGGTTCAGGACGCAGAACCGAAACTCGCTATAACCCTAAGCGCGATGTAGAAACGTGGGCTACCCCTGGAGGTGGAAGCAGCATCCAAACCAATGGACCCGGTTGGACTGATCTGATAGCCCGTGAAATGACGGCATGGGCACAGCAACAAGCTAGGCGCATCGGGAGACAAGACTGATGGCATCCGTCAACCTCAACACCATCCGCTCAACCATCGAGGGCAGGCTTGCTACTGAGCTGGCATCGGCACCAGTGATCCCGGTTGTGTTTCACAACCAACCCTCAACCCCAACACCTAACAGTTCCTTTGTCCAATGCCTTGTCAGCTTTGGCAACAATAACTTCCTGACGATGGGTGGCACCACTGGCAGCAGTAACAGCGTCATCGGTGTCATCGTGATGAATGTCTTTACGCCAAAGGGTGTTGGACCTGGCGCAAATCTGACAATAGGTAAGCGAATCCGTGACCTTTACAATAGGCAAGTAGTCAGTGGCGTTCATTTTGATCCGCCTACTGGACCCGAGGTGGTGGCATCGCCAGCTCCAGAGGGTTACTTCCAAACACAGGTCAGATTGACCTTTGAAACCTTCGAGGATCTCTAACCATGGCCTTTTACCGGGGACAGCAAGGCAGCGTCAAGTTTGACGATGCTGGCTCTTCTGCCGCAGCTATTACCAGCACCCGCTCTTGGTCTTTGACCGTTGAAAAGGAATCGCTGGACACCACCGCCCTGGGCGCTACCTATCGTGCCAACGTAGGCGGTTTGATTAGTGGGTCTGGCACCTGCGAAATCCTTTACACCGCTTCTAGCGCGGACGAAACCAACGTCTTCATTGAACACGTCAATACGGCGAACGATGAGGGCTTGGCTCTGTTTGAGCTATTCCTTGACACCACTGGCACCAAAAAAATCAGTTTTGATGGTGTCATTACCTCGGCTGAGTATTCTGCAACCGTGGGCGAAATCGAAGTCATTACCCTGAACTTCGTGACCAACGGCGCCATCTCTCTGGACATCTGATCATGGCTTTTTATCGCGGTCAACAAGGCACTGTCTTCTTTGACAAAGCCGGTAGCGGCGGTCT